GTCAGAAAGAACAAAGAGACCTACATCCTTTACTACGTGCTTGACCCCACCAGCGACAAACTCAAGCGTATGCGCGTGCGCTGCAACCGTGTCAAGAGCCCTGGGGAAAAGAAGAGATACGCGACGCTGCTCTGCGCGGAAATCAACAGGAAACTCTACAACGGCTGGAACCCGTTGATCGGAGAGGAAGCCGCAACGAAGCGGGTCTCCATTGTGGAGGCGGCCACGGACTTCGTCCGCCAAAAGGAGAAAGACCTCCGCAAAGACACCGTGCGCAGCTACAGGTCCAAACTGTCGTTCTTCACCGGATGGTGTGAGAAAACCGGCATGTCGGACTGGCTCTGCGGACGGTTCACCAGCATCCATGCGGCGAACATTCTTGACGAATACAGAGGAGGAAGAAGCGTCTACGCTTTCAACAGCATGCTCCAGTTCCTGAAAAGCCTATTCCGGTCGTTTGTCTCCTGCGGCCTTGCCGCGTACAACCCGTTTGCCGCATTCAAGGCGAAAAAGAGGGAGGCAAAACACAGGGTCACCATCCCGAAGCTGGACCGCCGGAAGATCCTCAACTATTTCCACAAGCGTGGGATGAACGAATACGTCGCCATGATCCGGCTGTGCTTCAAATACCTGGTCCGGCCCAAAGAGATTCTCATGCTCCGGGTCCGAGACATTGATTTCGACACGGGGCTCCTCCGCATTCCGCCGGATGTGTCGAAGAACCACATTGAACGCACCATCACGCTCGCCTATGATGTCATGAAATATTTTCGTGAACTGATTGGAAAAGAATATGCCACAGATTCTTACATCTTCTCCACGGATTTCAAAACCGGCAGCCGGCTCTACACAACCAAGAACCTGTTCGCTGTATGGCAAAAAATGAGGGAGCGGCTTTCTATGCCCGACACCTACCACTTCTACTCGCTCAAGGACACCGGCATCACCGAGATTCTGGAGTCGGGCATGCCTTCCAAGTTTGTGAAGGATCTTGCGGGACACCATTCGCTGGCTATGACGGAAAGGTATCTGCACGTCTCCGACGCCAGAAGGATACTGCAGGCCAACCGGATAAGGTTCTGACCTGCATCCGCTTTTTTTGGAAAAAACCGCCGACTGTAAAAAGAAAATCGTATCTTTGCGGCAAAAGTACAACAATTTTTTGTAGGTTTTACAAATTTGCAAGTGTTTGGTTTTTAATTGGTTGTAAAATCACGATTTGTTGATTTTCATTCGTTTTTATGGTTTGCAACAACAAAAAACGAGTTTTGCGCTACAAAAGTTTGCAAAATTTATTATATGTTTCATGTAAACCTAAAAATATGATAATGTATGAAAACTTACAATGTGATTATGCACCTTACACCCGAACTAAAGGTGTTTATAGGGATGCACAGCGATGATTTGTGTTGGAAAAGACCCTCAACATACCGAAGTTGCAACGAATTCACCCACGCAATAGATAAATATGGATGGGATGAAATCAAGCACCGTGTTATTGAGGATGGGCTGACCAAACAAAGGGCGAAACAGGTTCGCGAGACCCTAATTAAAGCATCTGGATTGCAATGCTACAACACCCACCAAGGCGAAAAACCCGCCATCGTTTCTGATTGTATAGGCAACGATAAACTAACATTCAAAAACGATAAAAAAATGAAAAAGGTGAAAAAACAATCCAAGATTAAGCAACGTGTTAACGGTGCTTGCGTTGAACTCATGTTTGACAACCGCTACCTTAAGGAAGGCGGGAAATACCCAGTGTGCATTAGGGTGTACGCCAACAAAAAATACACCTACATTGCAACGGGTTATGATGTGACACCCCAAGAGTTTGAGTTCTTGCCAATTCAAATGGAACAAGACCTTTACACCAAGTTCAACAAGGTGCGTGATTGGCTCGTTACCAACAACAACGGCGGGTGGTTCGACTTGGATGCCCTTAAAGGGGTGTTAAGCGGTGGCGTGTGCGCAGGGCAAACCCTTTGCGACATCATGCTTGAAAAAGCCGCCCTTGCCAACACCGAAGGAACCGAAGGCAACTACCAATCAGTTGTGAAGAACATTAAATTGTTGTACCCAGATGGCTTGGAAGCCAAAAAGGTTGGCTTGGGAAGCATCAAGCGTTACAAGGAATGGTTGGAAGCCGATGGGTTCAAACCCGCAACCGTCAGCATCTACTTAAGCGTGGTTCGTGCAAGCATCAACTACGGCATCTACAAGGGTTATTTGAAACCCGAACAATACCCGTTCAAAAGGTCGGCAATGGAGATTGACAAGATCACATTGCCCCAAAGCGACAAAAGGGACGACCACTACTTGTTGAAGGGCGATATGCAAAAGTTGTGGGTTTGCTTCAAACAAACCAAAAACAGGAAGTTGGGGTGGTTCTTCTTTAGTTACCTTCACGGTGGCATCAACCTTGCCGATATGATGTCGTTAAGGTTCACGGATTTCTACTTTCAAGAGGGCGGTTTTGTTTACCAACGAGCCAAAACAAGGGGGAAGAACCATTTTAAGGTGGTTGTCCCCGCAACATCTTGGACTAATGAGCTGTTTCAAACACTTAACATCACCCCAACAAAGGGCGAGTTGGTGTTTCCCGAAATGGGCGGTTTAAGTGCCGATGATAAGGGGTATTCGGTTGAAAAAAACCGCCTATCCAACAACGCCAACAGCATTATCAAAAACTGCGCAAAAAAGGCGGGAATCGAAAAGTGTGTAAGCATGACCACCGCCCGACATTCCTTTGCCACCATTGCCACCAAAGAGCGCATCCCATCAACGGTGGTTGAACAATGTATGGGTCACGCCTTTGGGGGTGTGTCCTCCCACTACATAGCCCGATGGGATGTCGGTGAAATGCGTGCCGATATGGAGAAGTTGTTGTAGGTGTTTGCAATTTGCAAACCGCAAACGCCACCCCAAAACACCCGAATCTTCAAAAGGTTCGGGTGTTTTTTATTATAAGTTGTTTCGCTTATAAATACCTCATATACAGGTATCTAAATGAACACAACACTATACAATGACATTCGGGAATTGGCTAAAAAGTGGAAATCCTACCCCAACGAATACAATCCCGAAGACCCCAACAACAGGCAAATCCTAATAGAAAAGAACCTTAAAATGGCAGTTGGTGTAGCCCTTAAATACCGTGGGATGGGGCTGACCGAGGATGAACTAATATCCGCTGCCACACTCGGACTTTGTGCGGCTTATGAAAAATACAACCCCGATAAGGTGGTACTGCGAAACAAGTTGCTGGGCGCAATTACCGATGACACAACTGCTCATGAATTTTTGGAGGTTGTTACAAATCTGATGCCTTACGGGGAAAAAGTTGTTGAAAAGTTTGCAAATGAACTTCCCGACACCCCAACAAAGATGCGCCAATGGGTTTACAACAACATCAAACCAGCCAAGTTTTCATCGGTGGCGTATATGTGGATAAAGGCTTATGTATTAAGCGATTTGGATAAATACGCAAAACCTGTTCGGGTTGCTGAAAAAGACCGTGGAGAAGTGTTTTTCGACTACATTGATGGCGAGGATATGTACCTTTGCAAACAAATTACAACCACCGATAACGGTATGGAAAAGGAACGGGATTACGAGTTGTTGTGGGCGGACATCCCCCCGATGTGTCGCAACATAATTGAACTTCGGTATGGTTTGGGGGTGGATGAACCATTAACCTTGCGTGAAATAGCGGAGATTTACGACCGCCCCGTGTCAAGCATCAAAAGCATAATTGAGGAGGTGATGGAAAAGGTGCGTGGCAATGCCATTAAACACAAAATCAATACAGGTTTGTTTTTTTAACGGTTCTGGTATGGTTACACCAGCCAAAAGTAGATCGCCCCGAATCGGGCGGATTTCACCAACAGAAACAAATAACAAAAAAGGGGGCATTTCTGCACCCTTTAAATATATCCAACATATATCCACAATATATTTTTAGTCGTTTTCGAGGTCTTTTTTAATTTCGTCAAGGGCTGTGTTGATGTCCACGGTGTTGGTGGAGTTAAGGGTAACTTCCTTCTTCTCGGAATAACCGCCCTTTGAGGCAAGCAAGAACCTTATCATCCTTTCATTGCCTGCTTCAATTAAGTCGTCCAACTTGTTTTCGGCAAACTCAATCATTTTCTTGCGTGATTTTTGCAATTCCTCTTCAAACTTGGGGTCTTCACGCCATTCAAGGTAAAGGGAATAAGGGACACCCATTTCAGTATATGTTTTGTAGGCGTTGCCCTTGTATTCAAAAAGTTTCACCAAAAACTCCTCTTTAGTAACTTTGCACGTGCGTCTTGTTCCAGCCATAGTGTTTCGATTATATTTGTGTAACTTTATTCAATTTTGTGTACCTTTTACCATCAAAATACAACACTTCACCCCTGTTTTTGGTGCGGGAAACGCTCAAATGCACCCATTGCGGGTTTCTTATCGTACCCTTTTCAAGTATAAGCTGGTCAAAGGGCAAACGATACCTTTTCACAACCTCATACAACACCGCATTCGTTTCGCCCTTAACGTGTATATCCGCAGCCAAGCCCGTTAGATGCTGGCTGTTTTTTGCACCTCCAACCGCCTTGTTAAGTTCTGGACACCTGTAACCGCAATTAACGTATATGGGCTTGCCGTATGCCTCCCTCAAAGGGTCAAGCAACATCGCAACCAAAAACTTCAAGTTCATTACAATTGCTTGCGTGGGTGTGTTTTTAATGCCCAACCGAGTTGCGGTTGCCGATTTGCATAGTTCTTCAATGGTAAAGTACTTCATACTGAAATAATAACTTCGGCTATGAAATGCGGGTGTTTGTGATTTTAAACATTTTCGTTTAACAGGAAAAGAAAAAGTGTTATTTTTGCTTTTGGTTTTTGTGAAAAACGTAAATAAACAATCAATTAGATAATCAATTAGATAAAGATGAAACTAAACACCACCATATTGGGCGATTGCATTGAAGAAATGCAAAACATTGAAGAAGGCAGCGTTGACTTGGTTGTTGCCGACCCTCCATATTGGAAGGTTGTGGGTGAAAAATGGGACTACCAATGGCGTACCGAACAAGATTACGTGAAGTGGTCTTTGAAATGGATGGAACAAGTTGCAAGAATACTTCGGTATGGTGGAAGTTTCTATTGCTTTGGTTATTTTCGCACGCTTGCCCTAATTGTACCGCACTTGGAAGGTCTTGGGTTTGATTTGCGCCAACAAATAATCATTGACAAGGGTATGCGCTCGGTATCTGGAAGGGCAACCAAAAACTACAAATTGTTTCCAAACGTAACCGAAAGCGTGCTTTTCATTATTAAGGACAACAAGAAGTTTATAAAACCATTTTTAAAGGGCAGACAAGCCGAATTGGGGTTGACTTCAAAGCAAATTAACGAAGCACTTGGGGTCAAATCAAACGGTGGCGGTATGTGGAGCATTTACACGGGCAAAAACGTCTGCGAACAATTCCCAACGGAAGAATTGTGGACAAAGTTATCAAACATTCTTCAATTTGATTTGCCCTACAACAAGGTGTCGCAAACCTTTAACCCGCAGATGGGCTACACCGATGTTTGGACGGATATTGACTTCTACAAAGAAAAACGATACCACCCAACACAAAAGCCGTTAAAACTAATACACAGGATTGTATCGGCAAGCAGCAACGAAGGTGACCTTGTTGTTGACCCGTTTGCGGGGTGCGGAAGCACGCAACTCACATCCATTATGCTGAAAAGAAACTACATAGGCATCGAAATCAACGATGACTACTACAACACCAGCCTTAAAAGGATAAGCGATTTGGAAAGCACAAAAACACTTTTTTAGTTACCTGTGGTAAACTGCCCTCTGGGTAACCGACACTATTGGACGAAGCGGTATATCCTCACGTATGTTTTCGTCAATGGTTGGAACCATTTTGCATTTCTTCGCCCTTGTTTGGCTCATAAAAACATATTTATCGGGAAGTGATGGGTAGGCGGCTTTCAACTTGTCATAGTTTATGTGATACCATTCGTCATCTTTTAACAAGTCGGTTGGCATAAGAAGCGACCCTTTGCGTTCTTCATTTGGTAAAACATAATCCGTAATAATTGGGGTCGGGTTGGCTCCCTCTATATCCTTGATTATGCAATTGAAAACGAGTGTGGGGTTGCACTTGTAGAATTGGAAGCTGTATGGGTGCAAATTCATTGGGTTAGCCTTGTTCTTTTCGGCTATCTTTGGCAAGTAAATGTTGTTGTAGTGGTTATCTATAAGATAGTTGAAAACGTGGCAACGTGGGTCTTTTGGGTAAATTTCAAAGGCGGTTATGCGAATGTCCTTGAAATCATCCTCATCAAAATTTGGGTAGTCCATCAAAATCAACAACACCCTATCCAAGTTGATGTATTGTTCCAATTCCTCATCGCTTCTAACGGAAAACAGCCACTTGCTATCATCCTTTCGGTCAATTCTCTTGCTGTGACAATTTGAACATTCGGTTTCATAGCGCAACACACTTTCACCGCAATCCTTGCACTTGTCCAATTGGTCAATCTTGTTGCAAGACTTAACCTCGGTTCCATCACGCAAATCATCACCCCTTGCACCGCTTCCCCTTCCTTCAACACCTGTTATAAGGGAAGCAAGGTGCTGCCCCGTATAGCCAATTTTAAACGATGGAGTCTGCCTTGTTATTTGCGACCAACTTTTAAGCGTTTTCTTGGGCGATATGATAATCTCCCTAATAAACTTATCAATTAGGTTTCTTGTGTTGGGAATGGTGATGTAATCTGCATTCGGGATCATTGGAAAAACTCTTTAATTTTGATGCCCAACCCTTCTGCGATTTTTTCAACAGTGTTAAGTGTCGGGGATTTTTCACCCCGTTCAACCGCTCCAATGTAGGTACGATGCACCCCGCACCTGTCAGCAAGTTCCTCCTGTGTCAGGTGTTTTTCCTTCCTTAAAGCAGCCACTTTTCTGCCGAAAATTTCGTTTACGTTCATGGCGGCAAAATTAGATAGTTTTTCAATCCGTGTCCACACTCTAAAGATAGCATTCCAAAGAACAAAAAAGGGGCTTCCTTCAAGCCCCAATTAACGAGATGTAAAATCAATAACGCCCAATTATGATAGAAGAATGTAAGTGTTTGCTGCAAGCATCTCTATAATATTTATACCAATCAAAACTGTTACCTAATTAGTGTTGTATCTTGTTAGATGGTAGTGAGTGTGATCATGTATTATGTGATATACCGCAATAATTAGGTAACATTTTTAAACCACCTCAAATCTTTTGTTTAGTTTACTTGTTCCGTCAATAAACCGTTTAAATGTCATTTTGTTTTCAATCCCCAACCATTTCATACATTGTTGTTTGGATTCAAATTTAAATGTTTCACCCGTTTCCTTGTTAAGTACGTTAATCGGTTGTTGTTTACGTCCCGCCTTAAATGTTAAGTCCGCTAACCAAGGAAACTCCGTTAGTAGTTGTGTCACACCTTTTGCAATCTTTAAGTACGATTTAATTGTTGTTGGTGTTGCCTTGTCCATCCCGTCAACAAGTGTCCGAACCTCAGCAATGTTTTCATCATCAGTTAAGTTGGGATTCCAAATGTTCAACACCTCTTTAATCCGTTCCGTTTTGCGACAACGTGCATTGGCAGCTATCTTGTCATTTTTGGTCATTGGTTTGACTTCACCCGTTTCATTGTCAACAAGTGCAGTACCGCTAATGAATTTACGTGGGTCAACATACAACACGCATTTATAGTTGTAATGCTTTGAAATGGCACTTTCAACTTGTTCAAGGAGTTCATTCTTGGGGAATTTCAACCCATCTTCACAATAACACACGCACCAAAGGACAGAATCATAAAGAATGTGGTCTGGGTTCAAGAAATCGTGTGTGAATTGCGAGGTCTGCAACGCCCTGTTGAATATGCTTCTCCTCCGATGCCCCTTTGCTATTTTGTAGTTGCCACTTTTTGACACCCGCATCCACGGTTCCCACAGCACAACCTTTTGCCCGTTGGTTTTGCCCATTTCATAGGTGTTGCCCATGTAATCGGTGTACCATGTGAACTCCTGCTGCGTCCCCGTGATTTTGTCGTATTGGTTGCAATACCTATCAAGGAAATCGGTGTACCTTAACGACTTGTAATCATTCAACATATCCTTTGATATGGAATTTTTCGCATTGGCGGTGCGTTGTTTCAACTCCCCTCCATCCACACAATTGTTAAGGGTGGTTCCTGTGGCGTTTTCCTTGCCAGAAAGCCAATACGTATCTTCATCGTACATTGTGTTTAGTTGCTCATCGGAAAGGGCGACATGGGCGGGATTGTAGCCCTTGTCGTTGTGATTGTTGAACACCCAGTTATCCATACCGCCCCAAAGGTAGCATCCCCAATAGTACTGTGATTGGTGTCCATCAAGTTTGATTTGGTGATCACCGTACTTTTTTGTTAGTTCGTTGTAGATTTCCCATGCGTAAAGGTTGTAGTTTTGTTGCCATTCTTGGGGTGTGTCACCGAAGACACCGTAAATAAAAAAGTGTGTGCCGTTGCCCGTGTGGTTGGTTGCCACAATGGATGGGTGGTTGCATTCAAGCCTCACATCGGGCAGGTTGTCAACATCCACCATTGCGTACCCTGTTGCCGTGTTGGTGGTGTCACCTTTTGGGCGGTGGGGTTCGTTGGTGAAATAAACGATGGGGAGGTTGTTCTGCTTCCATTGCTTGTAGCCCGTGTCCGCCTTGTTTAAGGGGCAAGTGGGGGTGATGCTTTCAACCAATTCAAAGAAGTTGCCATTGGTTAACGGTAGCAATGCCGCATCGTAGGATGGATTGAAATGCTTGTCTTTGCTTGTTTTCCGATAGTAGTAGTGACCTATCATAGTGTTTCCTGTATATATAGCGTGTTTCCATCGGTTTTAGGTGTTCGGGCTGTGCCGGAAACACTGAACACAGCCCTACGTCACTCTTTCAACCCGTTGGGTTTGCAACCCCAACAGGATTTTTATATTTATAAAGGTTTGAGTGGATCCCAAAGGTACTTGGCTTTCCTGTAGAACTTTCGCAGTTCAAAAAAGTAGTTGAAATTCCTCGGGTCGGTTTCTTTCGAAAGGTACTCGGCTTCAATGCCGCAGAACATTTCGGGGTGCTTCTGGTAGGTGAGCCACAGGGAAACATAGCCGATACTGCCGTCCTTGACCACATCAATTCTATCCAGCTTGATACCCAGCTTAATATCGTTTTTTTCTTCTCTTGTCATAATTTTCGGTTTAAATTCTAAAGTCTGTGCCTTTCCGTTGTTGCCCAATTACCTACGTTCCATGATACCCGTACACGCTGTTGTCGTTTTTTGTTGTAACAAACAGGTAACGCCACATAAGGCTCTTCAAGGCGTAATCAGTAAGGTTTGGGTCTAACTCGCCATCGGCATCGGCATCGGCAAGAACCCCAACCGCTTTCTCCATCAACACTTCCCTGCCGTATTTAAATAGTTGTGGTTCACGAAGATATAGAAAAATCAAATCGTAAAACCACACAACATCGTTAGTCTCCCATAGACAATTTTCAATATATTCTTGATACTCATCCATAGTGAAAATTTTTACAAGTTTTTAATTGTGTCAACTATCCGCATCCTCCGCCCCTTGTAGTAGTTCCACAGGGCTTGTTGTTGTGCTTCTACGGTGTCCCACAACCCGTCAAGTATGTACGCCTCGTTTCGGTCGAACCATTCGGGGTGGTCGAAGAAGGCGAAAAGCAGTTCGTCAAGGTTGCCGCTATTGGTCTGAAAGTAGCGGTCTTTTGCTTGGTCAATTTCGGTTTTTGTCATATTTGCAACTTTTTTGGTTTGTTTGAAAAAATTAAAGGTGAGAGACCAGCCCCGACACGACTGACCCCACACCTTGTAGGTCTATATGCTTGAACGCAGGTGTCGGCTGCGTTGTATGTCCTTTAATATTTATATAATAAAAAATTTAGGTTTTTGATTTTTTTGCAACAACCTAAAAATCAATCCAATATAAACACACCCTGTCCGCTTTTCAACTCCAAAGTTGCCAAACTTCGTTGCAAATCGTCATAGAGTAGCGTCATGTAGGCGATTTTCACCGCATCCTTGGTGCGCCATTTTACATCGGGAGATAACGCCATTACAAACCTTGCCTCACCTGTGGTTAACCCAAAGGGGCGTAACGGGTCAAATTTCCCAACTTCCTTGTTTTCAATCTCTTTCATAATTTCGGTTTTTGTGGTTTAAATATATAGCCAATATATCCAACTTATATAAATACCCTATATATTTATACTTATGGGGAACACTTACACCATTGAACGGGAAATTCAACACGAAATAATAGAATGGTTCACAGACACTTATCCCGATTACATAATTTACAGCACGCCAAACGAAGCAGCCCATCAACGCTGGAACTACTACACGTACACAGGTGCGTTAAGGGGTGCGCCCGATTTAACGGTTGTGGTTGGCGGCAAGGTGTTTTTTGTTGAAACAAAAACCGAAAGGGGCGTGGTGAGCGATGAGCAGAAGACATTTTCAAGAAAGTGCGATGAATTGGGGGTTAACTACCACGTTGTTCGCTCGCTTGATGATTTTATAGAGGTATGTCGTGAGGAATTGCCGATGGCTGATTTTGCATACATATAAATATAATGAAAGCGGTGGGACACGAACTCATCCCGCTGCGGTTCATCACATTTCGTTTTTTTCATATCTGAATTTTTTGGTTATTAAAAAGGGCGGTGTTTAGCCGCCCTTTTGTTAGTCATAGTCTTGGGTCGTCCACCCAGTTGGCACACCGCTTTTCAAGCCTGTCGGTATAGTTAGTGTTGATGGTTTGAAAACCACGCCTGTCGCGGATACGCCATTGAGCCAATTGTTCATGTTTGAGGTGTTCCAACTTGAAACGCTTGGGGCGTATGCCTCGCTCAAATACGAACAATTCTCATAGATGCTTTGTAGCCCCCTGTCCCCTACAGTCCTTATATTGCGAAGGTTTGCCCCTTTCTGAATAGGGCATCCCGCAAATGCCATATACATACCCATTCTTTCCACGCCGCTTATACCCGACAAATCTGGAACATCCACCAATCTGGCATTCGACCTAAACATAGAGTTCATGGCGTTTTCTTTTAGTGGAATTGAACCAAAGTATAGGTTTTTTGCCGACACCACTTGTCCGTTCATGAACAAACGGTAAAATGAAAAACTTGGGTAATATTCACGAGTAATCGGATAGAAACTTCCCATAGAAAGCAGAGAATTGATGTTTCCCGACACCGATATATCCCCAGTTGCCCTGAAAGAATTGGCGTAGTAGGTATCACCAACTTTCACTGCCATAGTGCCACTGTGTCTAACAAGAACCTTTTGTCCAACCCCAAGGTTTGCAATGAAACCGCCAGTACCCGTTGCAGAATATACCGAACTCCATGTTGAACCGTTGTTGGTGGAATAGGATATGTTCGCCAATGCACCGCTGTTTTCGGCAACCAAATAAATCTGGTTGGTGGTATCGCTTTCGTTTTTAATGGTGAAATATTCTCTTGCGTAATCGTGTTCAACCGTGCTTTCACTCACCACACTTGAATATATTTCCGTTGTGCCATCGCCCAGCAAAATTGTTGCCCTAAACAAATAGGCGGTTCCTGCCGTTAGCCCGCCCGCAACAACCGATGTATCACCGTTGTTGAAATAGAAGTGACCTTGGGCTTGTTCGGTGGCGGGGTCTTGGGTTGAGAGCCAATACTCAACATAGCCAACGGTGAAACCGTCATCTATAACATAATCAAGTTCGCATTCCACGCTTGTTTCGCTTGGTGTGGTGTTGGTAATGCGAACCTCGTTCACCACCGTTGTGACGATAGAACCCATAACGGTAACGCTTTCCGCATATATGTCGTACAGGGTTACGTTGGTAAGGTATGCCGTGCCTGCGGTCAGCCCCGTAACCCAAAATGAAACTGTGTGTTGTTCGCTGTTTATGAAACCTTGAAACTGCGTGCCGTTGGTTGAAAGTATTGCGCTGCTTGGTGCGTAGGTAGAGGTGTAGCGGTACGTCACATCGTAGCCGTAACCGCTTCTCGTGGTCTGGATATATTCAAGTGTTATAGTACCAGCGGGCAACGTGGTAAAGGTTTCCACATTGCTTGTGTCGTTTAGCACCCCATCTTGCCATATTTCCGCCTTTGTCCAATGGGAGGTGTTTGGTATAAGGTTGTCCACCTCAACGGATGCGGGTTTGCCCGATTCGGTTATGGTTTGCGGGTTGTCCCCGAAGTCGGGGGATGTATCTGTGATAACTTTAGTAGTGAATGCCATGTTTGTCGCTTTTTCTTTAATAATAAAGGGGACGTTATCGCCCCCTTTATCTTGTTTTCATGGTGGTTAATGCCTATTGTTGTTGGTTTCCACCGCTTACCGCACCGCCATAACTCAAGTTCACCACTGCTGTTGTCGGTGTGATGTTGGTTATGCTTGTAATTGCAATAGTTTCGGTTGATTGCTGTGCGGTTGTAGCCGTAACGGTTGCAGAACCCGTGCCGTGTGAGGTGTTCACAGCAGAAATCATTATGCTGTACTCGGTTGAAGGGTTGATCACAATCGGGTTGCTTTGGTCGTCCAAATCCCCGTTTGTCACGCTCCAAGTTTGCAAGCCAACGGTGTTTGTAAGGGTCTTGTATTGGTAGCCGCTTCCTCCGCCTGTTGGAATAATGCGCAATGTAACACTTTGCAATGTGTCGTTGGTGGTGATGTTCACGTTACCGCTGATGCTGTTGTAGGTTGTCACCACATTTGAAATAGTAACCGTAGGAGCTGCGTAACCCGTGCTTGCGGTTTCCGCATTCGCCCAATCGCCTCTGTATTCTCTACCCAAGTCATCAATTACATAGGGTATAACGTAATAGGTGGTGTTTTCGGTTAAACCCGTAATCTGCCACCCTTGTTCGGCTTCTTGTTCATCGCTTGCCGCAATCTTCTGGGAGTTTGAACCGCTTGCGTTGGTAGAAACATACACACCGCATTCGGTCACGGTCAGTACTTGGTTGTTGTATGTAAACGAAAGTTCGGGTGAAAGCATACCTTGTCCGCCAGCCAATGTTACAATCTCCGCAAAAATTAGGGTTTTAAACGGGTATGGTTGCGTCCAATCGGTTGTGTATTGCTCATCGTTGGTACAACGTGCAATAACGCAATATTGTTCGCCCGCAGTCAGGTACACCCCCAACGAGGTTGAATCCAAGGCAACCGTTGTTGGACTGCCTTGCTTGGTGATGGTGTTGCCGACCTGCGTGCCAGCGGTTGTAGTGCCGCTATATACTTTTAAATCGGTTGTAATAATTGTTGCCATTTGATATTGTTGTTTGTTTAAATAATAATGTTATGGTTCATCTTCATCGTGGTCGTAGTAATCGTGGTCATCCTCGTAATCTGGATGGTCATCGTTGGGGTCAAATTCATCGTTGGGGTCATCTGGGTATGATGGTTCGTGGTCATCCTCCCAATGGTCTTCGTCTTGTTGAGGGTAGTCGTGGTCGGGTTCAAGTTGTTGTTGGTTGTAAGGCATTAGCAACGCAGTTATGGTGCTTTCGCCCGTTTTCAAGTCGGTGCTGCCCTCAACCACCATATATTTACGCCCATCAAGAAACACAAAGTCAAGGTTTTTCACATCGCTAAAGGTGTGTATGTCAACCTCAACCGATTGTGTTATATCCTCAAAACCCATTGTGTCGTAGTTCAATCGGTACAGTAGTGTTTGCACCGTGCCTGCCTCCGCCACCGCAAAACCATCAACATCACTGAACTTGCATTTGTATTCATCGCTTTCGGTGTCGTGTTCGGGTTCGGAATATTGATCCAAGCAATACCAATAACCGTACCGCCAAGGGGCGTAACTGAATGGGCTTTCGTGCAATTTCTTGGTGTTTTCCAACCATTGGTTGTCTATATGTGAAATTGGTTGGGCTTGTTCCTCGCTTTGTCCATCGGAAAGTATGTAGTTGTCTTTGCCGAGTTTTTCGGAACTTACCCGTGTTTCGCTTATCCATCCTTGGATAACAGCAGTATCGTTTGCGTCCACATACTTCAACACCTTTTCCAACATCCACATGTTTTGAACGGTGGTTTTGATTAGTTTTTTTCCATCCGTCCAACACAACCCCCACATCAATTCCTTTACCTTAATGTCGGGCAGGTTGCACCAATAACCAAAGTAGGCAATGCTGCACCATTCCAGCACAAACGCTTGTGTTATGGATTGCGTTGTATGCCCCGTTTGGTGGTAGTGTGTCTGGTAGGTTGTGCCGTCAAACCAGCAATAAGTGTAGCCGCCACCGTTGCCGTCAACCATATCCTGCCAAGGGCTTGAACCGAACTTAAAAACACCATCATCCGACCACACCTTTAATCTTGGCGTCCTTCCCACATATTTAAGTTCCTGCCCGTAGTCATCTTCGGTTATGGCGTAATCGGTTATGGTCAACACCAACACAAAGTTTAGCATTTCATATTTGTTTGTGTTGTTGCATTGCACTCGCAATTCGCTACCCTCCTTCATTGGGGCTTGGTAGTTGTCAACCATCACGAAACTTGCGTAGTTGTTTGAAGGAATGTTATAGGATGGGGCAAACACGGGTTCGCCTTGGTTGTAGCGGCAAACATACAAGGGAAAACTGTTGGTCACGCTGCTTTTCTTTTTGTATGCGTAGTAAATTGTGCCAGACACTTTGCATTGGCGGTTGAATGTGATGGTTGTGTTATCTGGCGAGTATGAAAACTCGCAATCGTTGGTTATGTGTTGTCCGCCCGAAAGCACGGCAAAGTTGCCGCTATCATCCGTCCAATGCCCTTCTATAACCTGCACTTGGTTTTGCGGACATACCGTTTTCTTGGTTGCAACAACGTACTTGTTTGATGGGGATAGTGGGATGTTTATGCCCGCCCCAGCATTAACACGTTGTATTACCTCGTTAAGGTCTTTGGAAGGGTGCAATTGTGCGTAGTTTGGGTTGTAGCCCATACCATACCAATACGTTTTGAAATCGTTTGGGTATGCGGGTCTTGTGTTTGTGTTCCACACGAATATGCTGTTGTTGTCATCCACAACGTACTTTGCAACGCTTGTGTCAAGTATGTTGTTGGGCAATGTTTTTTCAAAGACGCACACCGTTATTTCTTCCTCCCTTACCGATACAACCTGCAAATACACATCCATTGTGTTATCGCCCAACGTCATTACACATGGGGCAATCTGCCCGCCCAAAGGTTGTGTTGCAGAATCAAGCAAGCCCGAAACATCCAACAAGTGCATGTTGTTGTGTGTTTTGGGTATGGTTATGTCGGTGCTGTATTGGTCGCGAATGCCCTCCGAAAACCTTACCGTTACCCAAGTCCAATCAACGTCTTGGGTGTAAACATCAAGAAAACCATCGTTAAGTTGTATTGCAATCATTTTTAAAGTTTATACAATTCGTATTCTATTTCCACATCATCGCTTTCATCGCTTTTAACGGTCACCTTGCTTGTTGCTATCGAGCATTCCAGCCATTCACCGTTGTAGTTAAGGAAATCAATCCTATCGGCAAGCAAAATATCGCTCCAATAACTGTTTCTTTTCAAGTCTTGGTAAAGCACTTTAACGGTTCCGCTTAAGTCTTGTATGTGTTTTCTTGAAATGTTGCGGTAAACATAGTTGTCCGAACGGTAATAGTTGTTTTGCTTTGAGTTAATTGTTTCGTTGTCTATCTTGCCGCCCAAGAACCTAATGCAACCATCGGTGTCAAAGTAACGCACTTTGAAGAAGTTGAAGTCGTTGCAACTTTCATCCCACACCAAGTCAATGCAGTAATCGGCAATGTTTATTTGTTCATCGTTCCATATTCCACCGCCCTTTATTTCATCTTGCACGGGTTGGTCATCAATGTCGCTGAATTTAAGGTTGGTAACACCGCTAAACGGTGACAGGTTGTTCACATCGGTTATTTCCACCCTTGTCGTGGTGTCAGATCCACCGCCCTTTGCACCGTAACGGTAACACAGGCTGTATGTGCCAGATTGGGTTATATAGGGGCGTAAATCAAACGAATTGTAGCCAGAATAAACAACGGGGATTGAATGCCCGTTGGCGGAAAGTTGTCCCGAACCCGCAAAAATGAACGACATCTTGTAAAGGTCATCTTGGTTGTAGGCGTACACGGTTTGTGTGCTGCCGTGCCTGCGGTTGGGAAGTGTTTTGCCTTCCAACACCTTAATGTTGAAGCCAAAGGAACCGTTGTTGAAACCATCCGTGTAAACAACCACCTTTACATTCATATCGCAACCGCCATAGGTAAACAACGACCTAATTGTGTCGTTAAGGCTAAACATCAGGTTTTTTAATTCGCTTACATGAATTAACCTCTTTGATTTTAGCGTTGCCATGTTGGTAACAACAATCTCCGCCCCAACGGTGTAGTTCGGGTCGGAGACGCTTAAAGGTGTGTTGTCCCCAACCCAGATGTTGCTGTCGGGGTATGTAATTGTTGTTCCGTTCGTTGTATAAGTTCTCATTATGGTTTTGTTATCTAACTTATTTATTGCCTTGCAATTCTCTCCTTTACACTCACACGTTGTTGTGCGTGCGTTATCTCCCTTACGCTAACCACAGGTTGTATTTCGCCCATTGCCTCCACCATAACATCTTTCATTATGTCATAGTTTATGGAAGTTTCCGCAATGTTCAAATTGGGGGTGCTGATGCTTTGAACAAGTCCGCCCGTTGCAAAGTGGGGTGTTTCAAAGTTGCCAATTTTGGGCAGTTTTTTGCCTTTTTTGCCAATAATTTGGTCAAAGAAGTCCGTGCCAAGGTCATCAACAACGGGTGCTGGTATAACGTATTCGCCCAATGTGAGTTTGGCGGTAACGGTGTCATCCTTGCGCCTTGTTGTCTTGTTGCCTATTAAACCGCCTTCGCTAAACTTTGGTGGTGATTGCTTGGATTGTTTTGCTTTCATAAGTGTTGAGGTTGCGCTTGTAATTGCGCCAGCCACGATAGCCACCATCTCGATTATGAATGCGGGTGTGGTAAACGGTGCGGCAACACCTGTGGCTGCACCAGCTGCTGTTGCGCCTTGGATGGCGTTGGCAATGGAAATGGCGGTTGAAACAAGTATCTGCATCATTGCCATTGCGGTTGCGTAATCCGCATATTTTTCATCGCTTTCCGCCATTTGTTCAAACAACCCTTGGAAAGAACCAAGAATGCTGTTCATTGAAGACATAATGGCGGTGGCTGTTGAGATCATTGTTTGCTTTTGCTTAACCGCTTCATCGTTTACCGCTTTTATTGCATCCTTTACCCCGTTTTCGCTTTCAACAACCTTTAGTTGGGCTTCCGCCAAGATGTTGTCGTATTCCTCAACGCTGCCGTAAATAGCCTTTAGTTCCTCATCGTTGTACTTTTGCCTTTCATCGGCAAGGCGTTGGTATTCTTCCTGCGCTATTCTAACCCTTTCTTGCGCTTGTTCAAGCATTATGCGGGTTTTCTCCATTTCAATACGCTCATAAGGGGTGTATTGCTCGCCCAATTCTATTTGCCGTAATATTTCAGCGTGTTTTCTTGTTAGGTCAAGTTGCTTAACCTCCTCATCGTGCAAACGCTTTGTGCCTTCAAGCCTTATTTTTAACTTTTCTTCCTCACTTGCCTTGTTAATGGCAATTACAAGGTTGTTGTGTTCTATTTCAGCCCTTTCATAGTCTTCGTAGTAGGCATCAACCAATGCACGCATTTTGGCAATGTTGTCCCCAAGTGTTATGCCCCTTGCTTCCCACACATCACCGTATTTGGCGGCAAGTTCGTTGTAGTCAAGTTCCATAAAGTCCTTTTCGGCTTGTTCAAACACTGACTTAACTTGTTCCAACGCCCTATCTGCGCCCTTTATAAGTTCGTCGGTGTCCATGTCGTTTAGCACCAACTTAACTGCAACTTGGGCATCAACCGCTTCATCCTTGAACCCAGCCAACAATTTTTGGTAGTAGTTCCTTGCGGTTGCAAGTTGCCTGTCATAGTCTTCCTCCATAAACTTTTTCCTCAAATCACCCAATTTCAGCTGCAAGTCGGCTTCCATCAATATGATTTGGCGGTTTATTGCTTCCCTTGCCGTTTTGGTAAGGTTCTTTTCGGTTGTTAGTTTTTCCTTTAGTGCCGCAATTTCCTTTCTGCTGTTTTCAGCGGTTAGGGCATATTCCTTGTCTTGCAAGTTCCTTATGCCGTCAATCCACATTTTGTTTAGGGCGTTGATTGCTTCCCTTTCGTTTTTAAGTCTTTCCTTTCGGGTTTGTGCGCCCTTTTGTGCAGCCTGTTTCCTTTCGTTTTCCTCCTGCTTGGTAAAGTTGGCAATTTGGGATTGCATACGCCTTGTGCCATCGTTGAAGGCGGTTTCGGTTTGGTACACAGCCGCTTCCAATTCGGCAAGGTGGTTTTTAACCTCATCGGAAAGTTTTGCATAAACCTCTTGTGTCATTTTGGTTGCGCCAACCTCCAAAAGTGCCTCTTGTTCGGCTATTCGGTATTTTTCGGCTGCAATGTTTTTGCTTTCCTCCAATTCCTGTTGTTCCAATTGCAAGGCATCTTCAAGAAACTTTTTGCGTTGTTCAAAGGAATATTTGGTTGAATCAACCGATTTGTTGCGCAATTCGCTTATTTCCTTTTCTCTTTTAGCCGAGTTGACGGTGTGTTCCCTTTCGGCTTCTTCAAGGGCATCGGTTGCGTTAACAAGGTCTTGTTCTGCGGCAACGTAGTCCTTAACTCCTGGTATAATTGACATAATTTTGCCAACAAACCCCGCAACTGCGTTGGCGGCTTTGGCAACCACATCAACCAACACCGAAAAACCCTTGTTAATGATGTCCAAGATGGGTTTAAGCGCAGCCATTACACGCTGCATTGCGGTCAACGCATCGTCATTCTTCTTGATTTCGTTTACCAATTTGGCAAAAACCGCCACTATTGCGGCAATGGCGGCAACAAACGGGTTGGACATCAACGCCCAAAGTTGTTTTCCAAAGGAAGCCACAACCGTTTTACCGTTTTTGAATGCAACACTTAACTTGCCCGTGCCTTGGGAAAGTTGGTTGAAACCCGCAATGACCTTGCCAAAGGGCAAACCTTCAAGGGCTGATTTGTAGTTTCCGACATTTCTGGTAAAATCCAATTGTGCCTCTTCCAGCCCCTTTATTTCCTGTGTCAAATCGTGGATATGGTTTAGCATATCCTGCCCCTTTGCGCTTTCCCTTTCCGCCTTGGATAAATTTTCGTACTCGGCACGCAGGTTGCGCAATTGCGCACGCATTGAGTTTAGCGAATCCGAGTTTTTCTGGTTTTCCCTTATGCTGTCACGCAAGACCTTTTGGTTTGCCCTTACACCTTGTTCAAGTTCCTTTAAGGTCGCTTGAAGTTTGATGTAGGTTTCCGTGTTTTGCATACCCTGCGCCCTCATACCCTCCATTACTTGTTTAAGGTTGGCGATTTTGGTTTGCAGGTCTTGTATCGTCTTAACGGTGTCGTTGGGCATCAACTTTAAGTCCACAACCACCGTTTTTATGTTGTTTCCGCTTGAAGCCATGTGTTGTTGTGTCTTTGTTGTTATATACCTAATAATAACCTTTGCGGGAGTTGGCAATGGAGTTAATAACTTTTTCTAACTATCTCTAAATGAGGATATTAAATCATTTTGTATTTTCGCTCCCGTAATTCAAAACACCAAGTAATATGGAATGGAAAACAACTTTTTGGATGGACTTTACCATCGCAGATCACTTCGGCAAAAGTGCCGTGTTGGACACCTACCAGCGGGCGTTCAACGAATGGAAGGAAAATTATGAATACCTGACCGAATTGGTTATGGTGCTTAACCACAAGATTTGGCAATGGTGGGAATCTGGAAACAAGGACTTTGCCGCCCTTTACGATAAATTGTGGAAAGAAGCCGATGCTTATGCCGTTGATAACCTTAAAGGCGATGAACTAACCTATTTTTACCGAGTAACCGATTAAGACTATGAAAGAACACAAATACAAGTGCGTTATATGCCGAAAGGAGTTTACGGGGTGGGGCAACAACCCAATGCCCGTGTGGTTTAGGGGCAGATGCTGCGATAAGTGCAACAAAACCTACGTCATACCGATGCGTTTTATGCTGTTGGCGCAAAGCAAAGAGGATGACGAAAAGCAAAACCGTTAACCAACAAAACCATTAACTATATTAAAGGGGTGGCTGTTAAATAGTTACCCCTTTTGTTTTTCTATAACCATTTGTTTTTGTGTAAGTTACAAATAGTGTTGGTTTGCGGCTAAACTTTTTATGCGGTTTTTTGCGGGATTTGCCGAAATCTTGCGAAAATTCCGCCCCAAAATTGTCAAGAAAAATTTATCGCTTTGTTATCTTATTGATAATAAGTAAGAAAAAATTTTTTATTTTATATACCAGATATGGTATAAATTTGTATTTTTGCTTCGCTAAAGTTGATTAAAATTAGTATTAACCTTAAAAAATTAGAAAAAATGGAAAAAGTAAAATTTGTAAATGGAATTATTGAAAACGAAATTATCAACCACAACAAACAAACCGCCAATGGTCTAACCAATACCGAAATGTACAGAACCGCCAACAAAAAATGCTATGATACATTTTGGTTTTCCGTGAAGGGGTTGGCTACCAAAGGCAACCCGTTTGTTAAGGCAAACGACTACACAGTTGCCTATCTTGATAGTTGGACTACCGATACGATTGAACACTACGTTAAAATAAACGGCAAGTGGTATTATGCCACCGAAAAACAAGTTGAAACGGTGTTTGACCAAACTTATGTTGGCGAAGAGGATGATGAAATGTACAAAAATTATGTTAAAGACAACACGTTAAACCAATAACCATGAAAACCGATTTTAGAAAAGAGATCACCGAAGCGATGAAAACCAAGGGGATGAAGCAAGTTGACCTTGCCCATGCCATTGGATCCTACCAATCGCACATCAGCGCATACCTAAACGGTGGAAGGGGGTTGCCCCACGACAAACTTGAAAAGGCTTTCGATGTGCTGGGGTTGGAGGTTAAACAACCATAAACCATTAACCTTGTTTTGTGTGCTTGGGCGGGGCTAACAACCCCGCCTTTTTTGTGGATATATCCAACATATATCCATATACCAAAAATGTATATTAAAACAGGTTGTCGTTTACATACAACACAACACGATTGCTTATGATGTTGTTTAGTTCTGGCAACAACTCGCTTAAAGGCGCACCAACAACATCTTGGCGTTGGCTTGGGTTCCTGTACTTGCTACTGCCGTACTTCTTTATCTTCATTGCAATTGCCCACGCAAATTGGTTGGGTGTTTTGTATTGTGCTGGAACGGTGAGGTGCTTATCCGCTATCCAAGTTTCAAGTATGGTGCTGAAATTATATGGAATTTTGCCCTTGTCGCGCCCTTTCTCCGCATAGAGCATATAAGGGTTAGCCAACACCCTAATATGGTTGTCTGCAATGGCGTATTCCAACGAATTTGAAAGATTGCCCGATGCGTTGATGCCTTGGTTCTGCATCTCCACTTGAATACGCTTAACCAATTTATCAGCCCAACCTTCAATCTTGTTTTGGGTGTCCGCATCTATAATTTCAAATCTTGCCATTTTTAGACTTGTGTTTTTGTTCCAATATCTTTGAGTAGTTCCTTTGGTAAAGGGCGTTGGCGGCTTCATCTTGCCACATTGTCAACCATGCGGACAACTTGACCTTTTCGGCTTCCTCCATTGAGTTTAGGTGAAACCACTTGACGCAATCAATCAACATGCGTTGCCCCAAGTTGGGAAACTTTATGCCAACGGCGGCATTGCTTTCATCGGCTGTTTTCCTTACATCGTACAACTTGAAAAACTTTGAAATAGCCTCTATTTCCTGCTTGTATTGCTTCAACCTGCCAAACGCCTTTAACGCTTTGCGGTGTTTCAACAGCTTGCCAATGTAGGTTTCTTCATCCTCAACCATTTCCCCAAATTCACCAACGGTTAGTGTGATCAACGGTTTATCCAAGGGAACTGCGGGAACCTTTTCCAACAACTCCTTTAGTGTGTCCTGTGTTAGCAATGGCAACACGTCACGGGTTTTGGTGTGCTTGGTGATTTTCATTATGCGTCAATGCAATGTCCTTGTTTTTCGGTTAGTTTAAGTTGCAAACTCCAACCGCAAACGTGTGTGTCAAATTGCCCGTATGCGGCTTGAACCTTTATGGTATCGCCATCCAACACCAATGTTTTATCGGAAACAAGCAGGGAAACAAAGCCGTTAACCAAAGGCAGTAGTTCATCCATTTTGGCTTGTACGGCTTCGCCCTTTGCCGATAGGTCTATTCTATCAAAAAAGAACACCTCCAAATCCACATTGTCCTTCCTTATGCCGCCCTTTAGCCCTATTTCAAAACCTTGTATAAGGTACAACACGGCTGCGGGTGTTGGTTTGCGGTCAATACGAAGGTTAGTACCCCAACCGCTTTCGTAAAACACGGTTTCCAAACCGTCAATGCTGTTTAGTTTGCTTAATATGTTGTCAACTATTTGCATGGCTTATCCAATATATGTGTTATACATTGATAGTGTTGAAATATCGGAAACGTAACCGTTTCTAACACCAATAACTTTGATGTTTACATATTGCCCAACCATATCGGAATCACACATCCATATAGAAACAACCGCTTCGCTATCGGCTTCAACGGTTCCTATTTTTCCGTTGTAACTTGCAGTTATGTCATAGTCCTCCGTTGTTGGGTCTGATGGGTAGTCGTTATCCGATGCGCTGTTTTTCCAATTTAAATAGTAGGTTACGCCTTCATTGTTTGGTGTTTTTATGTTTGCTATCCAATAGTGTCTGGCTTGGTTTGGACAATCCCCAATTCCTTTGACGCTGCCCGCATCTTCAAGGGTTGGTGTTGGGGATGGTATATCACTAACGGTAACAACATCGCTATCGGTTATTAAATCAGCCCTGTTGCCGTTGTAGTGGGCTATTGCCTTAACCGTTACATTGCTGCCCACTGTGAACGGTTGCGTGTATAGTGTGCCGTTTTGAGGTGTGGGTATTGTGCCATCAACGGTGTAAAAGATTTGGGAACTTGCACCGCCTTCCGCTTCGGTAATGCTAATGGTGTTGTTATCAACAAATGCAATTACGGGGGCGTATAGTTTGCCGTTGAGGTCGGCAATGCTCCAATTGTCGGGAATGTAGTTTATACCCCTTGTAACGGGCAATGTTGCGTTTTTGCAAAACACTCCCGTTGAATGAACATCACCCAACCACTGGTAAGTTGACCTGTAATTATATGCTTCGCTGTCATCATAAGTACCCCATTCGCTTATGCCAATTTTAACAACTTCAAGGGCTTGACAATGCAGAAACGCTTGATTTAACGATTGGTTTATAACGGTTTCTATGCTTGATAAATCAACATAATTTAAGGCGTTGTTTGCAGCAGAAGTTGTTTGTACAAGGATTTGATGCATACCTTGTTTGCTCAATCTTGTAACATTTGGAAATCTTGGGAAATTTAATTGGTTGGCATTTCTGATAAACATCTGGTAAAATTCGCTGTTTGCACCCGACTGATCTTGGCTGCTGTATGTTACGGGTATGCTATCCATTACGCTTGTTAGATTGGTGCAACCTGCAAACATCCAAGTAAACGGCACGCTGTGTACGGGCAAGTTAGGTATTGAAAGTTGCGAACAATCCACCAACGTTGTGCTGTTTTGAAATGTTCTACTTCCAAAACGTGGTGGTATGCTTGAAACATTATCGGACATCACACTCCATATATTGCCTCCTAATGCGTAGTTGCCCGTGCAATTGAAAGTGTGGTAGTTGACATTATCCATGCCGAAACCATAGGTGTTGTCTCCCCTTAAATACACCTTGCTGTTGGCAGGCAATGTTAGTGTTTGCGCGAAATCCCAAGTTGACCAAGTTTCTTTGTCGGTGGAGTATTCCAAACTTAACCACTCGGCTTGGTCACCCGTTTTGGTTATTGAAATGCTGTTGGCTTCACCGCTTCTATCCTCAAAATAAAAGTAATTGGGTTCGGGTTTTTCCCACAACAGCACTTGGTTGGTGTTGTCGTAGATGCTTTGCACCTGCTTTGCGCCTATTGTAATATCTTGTACGGTCTTGCCGCCTATCGTGAATATACTTGACATAAGTTTAGTTGTTTGATATAATAATAAAGGGCTTCGGTTGGGAAGCCCTTTTAAGTGTTGTGTTGTTGTGTAGTTGTTTAGTAGTCCTCAGTTGTCCAACCCGTTGGGACACCGCTTGCGCTATCGGCTGTGATTGTTAATCCTGCTGGTTTGCGTACAACACCTGTGGCGGCAACACCACTGAGCCAATTGTTGAATAAAGAAGTATTCCAAGTGTTTAAGTTCGGGGATACCGCCAAATTTAGAGATTGGCAATTAAGATACATTTGTGCAAAATTTGTATCTCCTGTTGTTACTGTTACATTAGATAAATCAGCACCCGTTATAAGTGAAGTGCAATTGTAAAAAGCTCTTCCCAATCCACTATCGCCTACCGTTGTTAATTTGTTAAATCCTATTATGGTTGTTAGATGGGAGCATTCAGCAAAAGCCCCGTAATTAAAATAACGTATATTTGAACCAAGTGCTCCATCACCTAATGTGGTTAAATTTGTGAGGTCACATGATGTAATTTTGGTTTGATAATACATTTCTGTACAACCATTGGTTTCAATACTTATAACATCACTAAGGTCGGCATCTCCTGTCATATTTGTACATCCATAAAACATACTACTACAGCCACGTTGCTGAATAGTGGTTATGCCGCTAAAATCAACAGTTGTATTTGTAAGATTAGTATCGTTTTTAAACAACCCGTAAAAAGCATAACTCGGAATTGTGTTTATAGATGATATATTACTGTAATCAATCAAAGAAGCGATATGTCCTCCAACCGTATGTGTTTGGGACATAGATATGGTGTAGTTGTTTGAAGCACCTGCCGCCATTCCTGTTGTACTTCTTAAATAAACCTTTCCTCCTTGTGGAACCGTCACCGTACCACCATTATATATATCCGTCCAAGTGTTCTTGTCAAGGGAGTAAGATAAATCGGTGCTTGTTGGTGTTCCTGTTTTGGTGATTGTTAATGTGTTGTCACCCGCATAAGTGTTTTCCAAATACAAATAATCTGGATCGGGAAACACCCTGTGTACTTTGTAATATGTTCTTGTTATCGGCATAATATTATGTTTTTATTCTTTGTTGTTGTGTTATTTATACAGTTGGTCTAACAAACACATCGTAAACCGCCTGCGTGCTATCCGTAAATGTAAAGGTCATCTGCAACGATACTTCATCGCCTTCAATGTGGTAGTTGGTGTCGGGGTTAAGGGTTTGTAACGCCTCGTATTCCGCTTGCGTGCCGTACCAATTGTGGGCGTTAACTATTTTCATAATTTTTGTTGCATTAACATAGTTGTCCATCTCATGGTGGGTTACAAAACCCTCATCGTTTGCCAATTGGCTCATTTTTGTTGGCATTGTTGGAATAATCGGTGTGTTGGCAATCTCCGAATAATCAATTGGGTCGCTAATAAAGTAGTCGGTGTTGGTGTCAACGCTTTGCAATGCTTCAAATTCAGCCTGTGTGCCATACCAAGCATTTCCGCCACCGCCCGTTGCGCTAATGGTAGTGCCTTGGATGCTGATGCCTTCGCCCGCCGTTAAAGTGTCTTGCTTGCCCTGCAAGCCGTTGTCAACGTAAGTTTTGCTCGCAAACAACATATCAGCTGTGTAGTCACCGCCCATTCCGTTTGGCAAGATGTACCACGCACCCGCTTTGCCGCTTACAATGTTGGGCATTTCATCAACGAAACCCAATTGCAAGTTGTATTCAACAAGCATTACATCAACGGTCATACCGCCAATATCCATCTGCGTGTATGCGGGGTTAACACTTACAACGGGGTAAACACCAAAGTAAACATCGTTGGATGCCATTATGGTCTGCCAATTTTGGTAGAAATCGGCAAGTTCTGCTTGCGATTTGGTTGAAATGTCATAACGGGTTGCACCACCGCCACCGCTTCCAGCTGCGCCTTGGATGCCCATAATGCCCTGTATGCCCTGCAAACCATCAACACCGTTGGTTCCGTTTTGACCTGCGATGCCTTGTATGCCTTGTTGCCCATCCACACCGTTGGTTCCGTTTTGACCTGCGATGCCTTGGATGCCTTGTGAACCATCGTGTCCATTGATGCCATCAACACCCTTAATGCCTTGAATGCCTTGTTGTCCATCCACACCGTTGGTTCCGTTTTGTCCAGCAATGCCTTGAATGCCCTGTAAGGTTTGCACTTGGGCAATCATTGCATCAACTTCGCTTTTTTGGTAGAAATTGTCAACGGCATATTGCTGCAAAGTTGCCATTGCGGTGTTAATGGCGTTTTGTAGGTCGGTTGTGGTTGCGTAACCGCTTAAATCTATTGAGGTATCGCCAATCTTTTTCCATTGGTTGTTGGCATACACATATTCCTCGTATTGGTCTGCACCCGTGCCACTTGGTCCGATCAAGTAAATCACATTGCTTTGCGGGTCTTGCACATCGCTTGTTGAAGCGGCAAACTCAAAGTGGATGCTTTCAATGCCGCCTATAAGCGTGTTAACCTCCGCCTGCGTGTAGGTCTGCGATTTGGTGTAGTAGTTCACAAGGTCGTTGACACTCCTTGTGATAAAATCTTGTATCAATGCGTCAACTTGGCTTTTGGTGTAGTACATTGTGGGGTCAAAACCACCGCCACCGCCACTTCCGCCAAGCGGTATAAATAATGTTCTTGCCATATATCTTTAATGTTTATTGTTCTGCAATTTCTTCGTTGTTGTCTTCCTCCACTGACGGCAAGCCAGCGGGAAACGGCACGCCCGTAACGCCTTCAACGGTGGTGTGTACTTCGTTTCCTTTTATGATGTAAGGTACAGGTATATTCATAGTCTTTTGTGTTTTGTTGTTTACTAAATAATAAGTGTTAGCCCTTTTTAACATAAACCGAACCAAACAACCCGTACAATTCCCTTAAATCACTTTGGCTGCTTATTTTGTTGTAAACCTTGCCCCTTACACGCACAGCCCTGTGGTGGTTGTAGGTGTAGGTCGCTTTTTCATCCGATTCGTTAAATTCGCTAACCTCTGCGGCATTTTCAATTAAACCAATTTCCTCCCTTACAATGTTGTAGTAGTCGTTTAAACAACGCTTGCAGTTTGTGCGCTTGTAGGGGATTTTTAGTTCATCCATAAGTTTGTAAAGCAATTCCCTGTCCTTGCCTACATCCTTTATTTGGTTAAAAAGTTCAATGTGTTGTTGTTCCATAGGATATATCTTGCATATATGGTGTATTTATAAAAACAAACGGGGGCTGTAAAAGTCCCCGTTTGTCAACCAAAATTATGATAAAAACTGAAATGTACTCGCTTTATTTATATTACTCGCAAGAAACAAGTGAATCAAGGTAGGTTTCGGTGTCAACATCCGTACCCGTTTTGTGTTCCAAGAAAAGTGCGGAATTTGGGTTTTTTTCAGCCGTTAGGGTAACAGCCCAACCGCCCGAATTGTCATCGGAGTAGGCTTGTCTCTCCATAGCCGTGCAAACCAAACCTTTCTTTGCACCGTAAATTTGGAACTGACCTTTTCTATCGGAACCCTCGTAACTGTTTTTTGCAACCACAACGAACTTGCCGTTGGCAATGTTGTCCAAAAGCATTGCGGCTGTGGGCGAGTTGTCGGGAACCACAAAGTTAAAGGTCTCGGTAAACGTGTTGGCAACGTTTCCTTCTGCCAAAGTGGTGTTTGTTCCCGTGAACGGGGTTTTGCCCAATTGGGTGATGGTGTAACCTGTGTAGGAAACACCCTCGTTTTCCTTCATCACAATGGCGGTTTTCAAATTCGGGTTGGCGGGTGTGGAAGCATCATCGGTAAAGGATGCAATCTCGGATTTGTTGAAGATGTACGCCTTTGCTTCCATTCCCTCAAAAATGGGGTTGTCACAATCGGCTCCAACGCAGCCCGCTATAAGTTTTTCACAAAGATTTGCCATATTGTTGTGTTTTATATTTCGTTATTGTTAATGTTTAATAATGGGGCTCGCCATATTGCAAGCCCCCGTGTCGCGTTGTTAGTGGTTAGTTGGCTTTCAAAACAGCAGATGATTGCATTGCGTTAATGCCACCGCCAGCCACGCATTCGTATCTCCACACATCAACGTTTTTGTATCCCTCATGCCAAGTGTAAAGCACAGGATTCAAAATGTTCTCCCCGACAAGGTAATATTCTGACGGAATAAATGCAAGTGCTTTATAATCTGCACCCAAAAGGTCAGTGGTTATAATCCTTGTTGCGCCAATTTGTTCTGCAACCTGTTCGGTCGGTACGTAAACGGGAGTGGAGCTGTCAGATGCTTGAATCCTTGATAGGGTTCTTAAGGATGCTTTGTCCATAAACACCAAAACGGGTTTGTTGTTGTCGTTTTTGATGCTATCAACCATAGCCCTTACATCGTCAACCAAGAAACCGTTGGCGGTAACCGTTGAAACAGTTGTGTAGGCATCGGTTGTGGTTTTTGTAATGGCTTCAAAGGAGTTGATTTTGTAGTCGCTATCGTTAGCCCTGCCGTCTCCAACCAGAATGGCTCTCTTGATTTCGTAAAGGATTTGGTCAACCAATTCGTTTATCACATAGGTGATCAACGCTTCATCGCTGTCCCAGATGGTCTGGTAGGAAAGTTCCTGAATTTTGTAAATAAACTGGGCTTCCAAAAGTTTTGCAGCCATGTTGATGGTTTGTCCAACTTTGGTGTCGCCTGCCTTGTGTCCCTTTGCCCTTGAAGTTTCCAAGGTCTGGTCGCTGGTGTTGTAACGGCAATAGAATTTCTTTGCGCCTGTAAAGTTCAAATCACGCAACCAATCTGCGTTTCTATCCCAAATGTCGTTAATCATTCCCTTAACGGCTTCGGGTACGAATGCTGATTCGGAACCCTCGGTGATGGTGAAACCGTTTGCAACCAACTTATCGTTCCAATTCTTTTGAAATTCCTTTGCGTTTTTCGCGTTTTTAATGGCATCAGCGAAATCGTGCAAGGAGTTTTCGGATTTAAGGTATTCTTGTTCGTTCATGTTATCTTTGTTTATTTCGTTTTTGTTTTGCATAATTTTTTCCTCAATGGCGGTAAGTTTGTCGCTTAAATCACCCATTGTGTTTTTAAGTTCCTCCAAACCTTCCACATCCTCGGCTTCCTCAACCTTTTGCATTATGTTTTCAAGGTTATCAATGGAGCTTTGGATGGATGCTTTATCCTCATCGGAAAGTTCGTTTTTAACCAACAGGGCTTTCTTTGCGTCAATTTCGCCTTGGAGATATGATTTAAAAAGTTCTTTCTTCATGCTGTTTGTGTTTAATGTTTTTTGAAATAATAAGTGGCGCAAAAATTTTTTATCTTTGCCACCGAATAAGCAACAAGGGCGTTTTGCCCTCCCACCTTATTTTGGCAATTACACAAAAAACGGGCGATCTGAAAAGACCGCCCGTTTGGTATGGTTAAAACCTTGAAACATTTTTGTATCTTTGCGCCCGTCATCAAGGCATCTGGAAACCCGCAAGGTGCGTGCGCAATGCGTGCGCACCTTTGTTAAAAAGGTACGAATTAGTACAGCCACCACCTTAACGTTGTGGGGGTTACAACTTCCTGCGGCTTGTGCGTTTGCAAAAAGTTCGCAACACTAAACGTAGCATCCCAATCGGCTGGGGTTCTCACAATGCTTATGCTGGTAAGGAGAAGGTTCTTAATGTAAAAGTTTCCGTTGTCCATTTGCACGATGCCATCATAACCGCCCTTTACCATTCCCTCGGTGGAAAAGCTGTTTAGCGTCCCCGCCAACACGTTGGGTATAATCATTTCATCGTTTATTTTAACACCTTTGTTTAGGTGGCATTTCACCCACAAACCGCTTTCCTTGCATTCAATTTCATCAACATCGCCAATAATCGTGTCGCTGTGTTCGTAGTTAAGCAATGTCCTCAACTTGCCTTCCTTCCTCATTTGGAAATAAAGGTTGTAGGAGTTTTTGTCGGTTATTTCACCGTTTAGGTTGGGGCGGTTAAAGTGTGCAGCCCAACCCTCAATGTTCAATCGGTTCCCATCCTCGGTTGTGTTTTGTATCGTTAATTCTGGGGCGTATATCCTAATTATGTCTTTGTTTTCCATAGTTTGTGTTGTTTGTGTTTAGACTTCCAAATAATCTTGTTTCAAATCGGTGTAAACCCTTTCAAGTTCATCATCAACTTGCAACCCCGCATCCCTTAACTTCAAAAGTGTGTCAATGTAGGAGTTCAATTCGGTGCATTTATCCGAAAGCGTTGTTTCAAGCCCGGAAACATTGTTTAGTTTGTAGTTTATTGCGGATTTGGGAACAAGCATTGGTGTTTCTATCAACAATGCCTGTGCCACCTTAAGCAATGCCTCGGCATATTTTCTAACGGTGTTCTCGTAGAAAAACACCCGTGCAGCCTCCACATTGGTGTAGGTGCTGTTGCCTATAACCAAGTCAATTGGGACGCCAAAGTAGTTCAAAAGGTACTTAAAGGAATCGGAAAGGTTTTGCCTTAACTCCAAGTCCTTGATTTGCAAATCTATCTTGTCAACCTTTAATTCGGATTGGGATAGCATATATTTCAATTGGTCTTCGCTCCAACCGTAGTTTTTGGACATTGCGTTGGCAAGGTCTTCTTTGAACTTGGGGTTGGCGGGTATGCTGTTTCCCGAAATAATGGGCAACACGCCCATTGTGTTGGTTGTTTCGTTGGTGGTGTTGCCAAGTTTGTCGATCAACCCCAACAAAGGGACAACCACTTGCATATAGGACACTTTGTCGGTCTGGTAAAGCGGGGAATAAACAACAACGGTGTTTTTGTTTATCACACGCCTGTATTGGTCGTACTTTAAATCGTTTGCCTTTGGCATCCAATAATCCAAGTCGTTGTTGTAAAACACCGCCATAAACCCAAGGTTTAGCCATTGCGATACAAGCAACGTGGCGTTTTTGTCAATGAAATCGCAAATGTTCCTAACGGCAATGTTATCCGAATACTTTTGGCTCTCAATGGTTACGTTGGACACACCATCGTAAATGGTGTTAAGTGCCATTTGGAGGAATATTTTGCCAAAGGGCTTGAACCCCTTTTTGTGAGGCATCCAACCAACACCATCCCAGCCGCAAGAAAACAACGCATTTTTGTTTACGTCGTTTACCTGTATTGCGTTTTCAACCTTTTTGTTCTTCCTGTCGAATAGTCCCATAGTGCTTACTGTTTCTTTAATAATATGCTATCAAGTATTTCCTGCCTTGTCAGGGTGGCGTAGGTTTTTAAAACTTGGTTCGCTTGCGTTGTGTTCACGCTAAATATGTTTTTGTTGTTGACGTTAAAGGTTGCGTTCACAGTTATTGCATCCATTGCACCCAACGACTTGCATTGCCTTTGCAAACTATCAACCAAAAGCGTTTGTTCGGCTATTTGCCTTTGTTGTTCCCTTATGGTTTTGTTCTTTGCGCCAACGGCAACACACAGGGCAACCAACACAATTAGCAAAGCTGCTGACACCGTGCAAGCAACAATCTTTATCTTTTTAGTTATCATATTCCTCCAATAGTTCTTTGTTTTTACATTCATCGGCATCTTTGCCAACCGTTAGCGTGGTGTCGCCCTTTGTAATGGTTGCCTTGTGACCCTTATCTACCGCTTGAATCAC